ATGTTTAGTCAATCAAGTTCTTACAGAATTAACGAACAAAGGGAAGTCTATCCACGTTGTAGATAGGTATTTAAGACGTTTCTACGGATTAGAATGCAGTTTACCCACACTCACTAGGAGATTATTTTTTCTAAAGGTGCAGGGTAAGTTAAAGGGTGGCCACACTAAAAAAATTATTAAAGGGGAAATTTACAAACTATTTAAAAACCAAAATATGAAAAAAGAAAAAGCACCTATCTTTCTACACGAAAGAAAGCAAAAGCAAAAAGAATACAAAGCTAAAGGGAGAATTTCAGAGTATCACAAAGATAGATACATTGAGAGTCTTAAAAAAGAAAAAGAAAGGGATAGAAGCTCTTTTGTAACAAAGTCTAACTACGAGCTTGTTATGGGCTTTAAAATGGATAATATTTACGGGGATTATAAGGGAGTTCGTAGTAATTTAGTTAAAAAATATTATAGCAAGTTCGGACTTTATAGAGGTACTCACGAAACAAAACAAACTAGATAATGAATCCTGAAGATATACAAAACGTAATATGTCAGCTTTGCGGGCATCCTACACCCGAAGATGAGCTAATGTTCTCAGATTGGGACTATGCAATGTGTGGTCAATGCTACACGGGTAATAACGAAATGAATAGTGCTGAATTTATTAAAAACAAAAACAACTAAGATTATGGGAAAGATGAAAGAATTATCAATCAATAAACACAACAAAACAATTATGAGAGAAACTAACAAAACAAGGGTAATTAAGTACATAAAAACGTACGGAAGTATTACACCTATCCAAGCTATAAACGACTTGGGTAACACGAGATTGTCTGCGACAATATTTGAGTTGAAAGAATTAGGTTGGAACTTTGAAACAGAGCTAATCAAAGTCCAAAATAGATTTGGGAGAACTACTAATGTAGCAAAATATTCTTTAAAAACTGTTGAGAATTAAAATAAAAACACTATATTTGTATAACTAATCAATAACAGGGAAACTATGGCAAAGAAAACAAACAATTTGCAGTTTTGGGATTCAGTACAAACTACTGACCCGAATTTCACTAAAGAAGTAGGCTTCGGTCGGAAGTTTACGAGTATCAATGCACAATACCAAGTTCGGGAACTTACACGAGCATTCGGTCGTATAGGCGAGGGTTGGGGTATTAGCGAAGAGCAGTTCTACAATCTTAACGGAATAGAGGGGCTTATATGCTATCAAGCAATCCTTTGGTATAAAGACGGAGATGAAGTTCGTAACTTTTCTATAAACTCATCTATTGCATCTCACAATGGGAAAGGTAAGCTCGATGATGAATGTTTTAAAAAGGTATCTACCGATGCACTTACAAAGGGATTATCTAAGTTGGGATTCAACGCAGATATATTCTTAGGTATGTGGGATGATAACCGATACGTTAATCAAGTAAAGGAGTCTTTCAAGACTAAAACAAAACTAACACCTACAAAATTAGATGCGATGATTGTTGCAATCGAAGGAGGTAAGGGGGATGTTGTGAAGTCTAAAATGGGAGACTACGAGATTTCCAAAGAACAATCCGAACAACTTAAAAAAGCGTTTGATAATGCGGTTAAGTAAAGGAGATATTCAGACAGCCTTGATAGATGCAGATATTATGCTCTATCGGGCTGCTTGGAAACACGAGGGCGATGACGTGGAAAACGCTTACGAAACTATAGACGCTATGTTTGAGCATTTATTTTACGTAACGAAAGCGGATAGCTATATAGGGTTTCTAACGGGAAAAGGTAATTTCAGAAAAGAATTAGCTACAATAAAACCTTACAAGGGTAATCGTAAAGATATGGTTATGCCTGAGCATTTAGATGCAATAAAAGAGTATTTAATAGACACTTGGAAATGTGAAAATGTAGAGGGGCTTGAAGCTGATGATGCTTTAGGTATTTGTCAAACTGAAATGGAAGATTCAACAATCATTTGCAGTATAGATAAAGACTTACTTCAAATACAAGGGTATCATTATAATTGGAACAAGAACGAGGTTTCTTTTGTGAGCGAATACGATGCTTGGCAAAAACTTTACGAACAAACTCTATCGGGGGATTCTACGGATAATATTGTTGGAATACCTAGAGTTGGAGAAAAGAAAGCTAAGAAATTATTAGAAGAGTGTTTTTCTGTCGAGGAAGCAAAAAACATTTCTATATTTGCTTACGCAAAATACTACGAAGAAGATAATCATTTAACTATATTTCAAGAAAATCACAACTTAGTTAAGATATGTACTTCTTCAGATGATAGTAGGTTGAAAGAAAAATTTATAATACCAAAAACAAATTACACATTTTAATATGAGCTTTGAACAAGATAGAAGGAAGTTAAGACAAAAAATACTTAAAGCGTTGGTTGAATCTAACGATTGTATTCTTTGCGCTGTAGGAAATTACGAAGAAGATAATCAAATTGAAATTGAGTTTGCAGTACACGCAGACCCTGATGAATTATTTAACATATTGTTAGAATTATTCAAAAATAAAGTAGTCAAGGATGAAGCAAGGAAGGCTATCCTTTATTCTGACTACGGAAAAACAGATGATAGCCTTAATATTAATTAATCAATTATGCAAAACACAATTACGGGAACTTTAGTCAAGGTACTAGAGACTGAAACAGGAACAACCAAAGCAGGAAAAGAATGGAATAAGAAAGCTTTTGTCGTAAAAACAGAGGACAAATTCCCGAAAGAGGTTTGCTTTACTCTGTTCGGAGAAAAGGTAAGTCTTATAGGTTCTCACAAGGTTGGGGATATGATAAGTACCCACTTCAATCTTTCTTCAAGAGAATACAATGGTAAATATTACCACAATATTGATGCGTGGAAAATTGATTCTTCATCTGCGTCTGCAACAGAATCTGAATGGAAGTCAACAAAAGATGAGTCTTCAGATTTACCTTTCTAATTAGTTAATTAGAGTTTTTTTAGTTATTGAATGTAAGGGGGTTCGCCCCTTTACTTAACCTTTAAAGTGTTTAGATTATGTCTAAAGAAAGAAAAGTATCTCAGTCAGAGATAAACAAGAGAATTAAGCAAGTAACAATGGAAGCTGAGTTTCGTTTTAAATGCTTAGAATTAGCAAGCCCTATGTCTAAGAAGATTGAGGACTTATTGGAAAATGCTTCTGAAATTTACAACTATGCGTTCCATATAAAACCAAAGCAAGATGAATCAGATTCTAACTAAATCGGAGGAGTTTAGAAATGGTTTAGAACTTATTTCTAATATAGTAGGAATTGCTCCTGAAAGAATATTAGAGAAAACTAGATTAAGAGATGTCGTAATTGCGCGGCATCTTTTAAGATATTATTTAAGGAATAAATGTATGCACACATACCCTTTGATAGCTAAGTTTACAAAATGTAATCACGCTACAGCTATACACTCAGTAAGGTATATAGAAGATTGTGCTGAATACGACAAACTATATTCTCTATATAAACATAGTATAGATACGGGAGTTTTAAAAACAAACGCAATCGTTAGAGATGAAGTAACTAAAATACTAAAAGCTTCAAGGTCGATTGAATTTAAGTGTAACGAAATAATAACATTATACAATGAAAGGATTAGGAATAAATCAGAAGAACAGGGGGTACTCTAGACCTGTAGTAGCTATATGCTTAGACGATAAGTGCGATAGTTATAAAGAAGTAATTTACTTCGGAAGTGTGCGTAGTTGCGCTAAGTATTTAGAAAGGAATCCTGCGGCAGTAACAAAAGTTTGTCAAGGGGCTTGGAATACCTGTAACAAACACAAACTATACTACGAAGAAGATTACGAAAAACAATTCGGTAAGATTAACAAACAAGACTGGGAGGACTAAAAAATGAGCAGAGGTTTTAAGGGAATATGGATTCCAAAAGAGATTTGGGAATCTAAAGAAATGTCTATGCAAGAAAAAGTTTTCTTAGCAGAGATTCATAGCTTAGATAACGAGAATGGTTGCATCGCTAGTAACGCTTATTTTGCTGAGTTCTTTGGACTTAGTAAATCTAGTGTTAGTAGGGTTGTATCTTCTCTATCTAAGAAAGGATTGATAGATGTAACTCTTTTGTACAAAGATAACAAAGAAGTTGATAAGAGAATTATTAGATGTAAAAAGTACGGGAACAAAGAGATTAAGGTAATAGAGAAAGAAAAATCTATAACTAAAGTTCCGTCTATGTCTATTGATTTTGTATCTGAAATTGTTGATTACTTAAATGAAAAAGCAAATAGAAGACTTAGAGTAGGATACCCTATAAAAAAGTTAGTAAATGCTAGAGTAAGTGAGGGTTATAATTTAGATGATTTTAAACACGTTATAGATGTTAAGTGTTCTCAATGGCTAGGAACTGATTTTGAGAAGTTTTTAAGACCTTCTACATTATTTAACGCAACTAGGTTTACTGAATATCATTCAGAGAAACTAAAGGCTTCTAAAGACGTTAAGTCAGAGGAAATTACTAACTCTCAAATAGGTTTCTACGATGTATAAAATAACTAAACGAGAAGACATAAAAAGATACGCAGGGAACGTATTTAGAAATGGACTACCTAAAGGAGTACCTACGGGTATTCCTAATTTAGACCCCCACTATAAATATAGAAAAGGCGAGTTAGATGTTATTATGGGATTAGCTAATATAGGAAAAACTACAACTATGTTTTATCTTATGTTAAATGCTTCTATGCGTTACGGTTGGAAGTGGCTTTGCTACTGCCCTGAGAACGAACCTGTCGGGGATATGATTTCAGACATAGCAGAAATGTTTGTAGGAAAAAGTGCTGACAAGGATAGGTCTGACAGAATGAATAGTACTGAATTTAGCACTGCTATTGATTGGGTTCTAGACCACTTTACTATAATTTCATTTGAAGAGCAACCAACTGCGAATCAAGTATTAGAAGCTTTTGAAGAACAAATGGAAGTTATAAAATACGATGGGTGTTTAATAGACCCCTTGAATGACTTGAGGGTTGAGAATGGGTTTAGTAAATACGATTACTATTATAATATGTTGTCAAGTATTAGAAGGTTTAAACAAAAACATAACGTAAAGTTTATACTTACTACTCACGCAGGAACTGCTGCAGCTAGGAAAAGAGATGACTCGGGAAGAATACCCGCACCCTCAATGTACGATGTAGAATTTGGAGGAATGTTTGCAAACAGGACTGACAACTTTATAGTTATTCATAGGCATTTAAATAGCGAACAATGGGATATAACAGAAATTCATATAAGAAAGATTAAGTTTCAAAAGCTAGTAGGATTGCCTACTCAAGATGATAGACCTGTTTATTTGAAATTTTCCCCTAAAAATTGTAGATTTGCTTATCTAAATAATATGAATGGCGGTCATTTTATAGACCCTATGATAGACTTGGAGATAAAACAACTTAAAAACGAACTAGGATTTTAAACTATGGGAAGATTAAAAGAGTTCTTGATAAATGAGCAAATGCGAATATCAGGAGATTGGAGAGAACAAAATCATTATGAATATTTAGCTTGGAGAAGAAAATTAGAAGAACAAGAACATGGAAAACAAGAAAGGATTAGGATTGTATCACATAGACGAGGAGACGAGACTAAAGATAGATAATATGTTGCGGCAGAACGCAATCAATGTAGCAAATTCAGGAACAGGGAGTAGGTTGGATATTGGAGATAAAAATGAAGTGCAAAAAGCTTGGCTTGAGCTTCAATTTGAAATAAGAAGACTAGACCCTATATTTTATAACATAATAAAAAACTAAGATGATTAAAAAAGAAGAAAAAACAGAAGCAGAAAAGCGCGCAGAAGAGATAGCTAGAGAAACTTGGGACTCTTGGATTGTAGATTTAACAGAAGCAGACCAACCCGATGCTTGTTCTATAGACAATGATGATTGTGAAGCGTGCGGTAGCTAAATCATTAACGAGAGTTTCCTGCGTGAGTGGAGCATAACTAAAGTCCTACTGATGATTTTAATACCTTATGGGATAGGCGTTATTTGAAGTAGGCAGTCAGTGTCAAAAGTGGGTATCCCCCACTCTTGGCTTTGATTAAAACAAAACAAATTACAATGATTGGAAATATTTTTATTATATTAGCAACAATAACTTCATTTTGGGTTATTATAGATTCATTTTCAACTAAAGAAAAATAATTATGCAGATAGCAGAGGAAGCATTAAAAGTTCTTAGGGAGTCCCAAACAACTTCCGATGAAAATAATTATATGCACGCATACTCTAGTATGGTTGTAGAGGTTTCAAAAATGAGAGATGAATTAAACACTAAAGCAGGAATAATTGCTAACGATGTTTATGATTCTAAATTAAAAAGAGTTGAAGACTTAGAGCGATGCTTGTTGTTATTCAACGAGTGTTATTTTAAGATGATGTACTACAAGCAGGAAATGGTTGCTAACAAGTCAAAGTTAGTTAGTAAAGAACTTGAGTTTGTTAATTTTGTTACAAAACATATAGATAGTGAGTAGTATAGAACAGAACGTAGTTCATAAGATTTTAAAGCGAGCAGACTTAGGTAAATCTAAATACGGAACTACTATGGAGCGAGTTGATTTAAGTGGCTTAGAATGGCTTATACACGCTCAGGAAGAAGCTATGGACTTATCTGTATACCTTGAAAAGTTAATAGAACTTGAGCAAGAATTGTTATTAGCAAAAAAACTTATAGATGAGGAACAAAAGAAAAAGCCCTGTAAGAACTGCCGCTGTGAAGGCGGGATTTCGGAGTGGACTAGAACATCGAGTTTGGAAGAATTTGATTCAGAGAAAGGTTAAAGGTGCTGCCTACGAGCCTATAAAGATTTCATACGTTATCCCCCTGAGTGAACACTCTTATACCCCCGATATAGTATTAGCCAATGGTATTATATTGGAGGTTAAGGGTCGTTTAGTAAAAGCAGATAGGGATAAGCACTTATTAATCAAAGAGCAATACCCTAATATAGACCTTAGATTTGTATTTCAGAACGCAAACAATAAGATTAGAAAGGGCAGTCAAACGACTTACGCTCAATGGTGTGAAAAAAATGACATAAAATGGTGCGAAAAATTAGTACCTGATAGTTGGCTTAAAGAGAAAAAGTAGTATATTTGAATATTCCCTGTTTATCTCTGCATTGTTTGTTTGGTTAGAGACTTAGTAACCCTTGCGTTTGCAGGGGTTGCTTTTTTTTACTATATTTGTTTTATGGAAAAACAATACAGACCTCGACTATCTGAATTTGAATGGAGTTTAATTAAAAAATCTAGAGAGTCAGAATCCCCATCAACAGGAAACGTCTTAGTTATAGGAGACATTCACGAACCTTTTTGTATAGACGGTTATTTAGAACATTGTAAAGAGCAGATGCGAAAGTATCAATGCTCTGAAGTTGTGTTTATAGGCGATATAATAGACTCGCACTACTCTAGTTTCCATAGGCAAGACCCTGACGGATACGGAGCAGGAGAAGAGCTAGAAAGGGCTATAGATAAGATACAAGCGTGGTACAATGCCTTCCCAATAGCAAAGGTTTGTATAGGGAATCACGATGCAATCGTTAGACGTAAGGCTTTTGATAGCGGAGTATCTAAGGTTTGGATACGGGATTTCGATGAAGTTTTAGGCGTTGAAGGTTGGGATTTTAAGGAGCATCACAAAATAGGTGGAGTTCTTTATGTTCACGGAACAGGAACTTCAGGTCGTAATGCTGCAGCAGGAAAGTCTTTACAGTTTGGTTGCCCCGTAGTTCAAGGGCATATACACACCGAAGCTTCAGTTATTTACAACGGAGGACATTGGGGTATGCAAGTAGGATGTGGAGTTGATAGAGACTCTTACGCTATGGCTTACGCAAAGCACTTCGCTAAGTCTTATAAATTGGCTTGCGGAGTTGTCCTCAACAACGGGACTTTACCTGTAGTAATTCCTTTTACTTAGAGTCAGGAGCGTAAACGGTTGCAGTAGCTAAGGCTAGCATAACTAAATGCTGCCAAGCCACCACTCCGTTAAGTTCTATTTGATGAACAGCGGCTATGGCTATAACACCACCTATGGTTCTTTTACTAGACCACTTTCCGTGCTTATCTTTAAACATTTTCGGAACTATTACAGACATTATTTTAGCACCTAAGCTAACCATAGGATTAATTTTCATAGGCTTAACATCTTTTAACTCCTCTTCTTTTAGTTTTCTATTCTTCCTTCTTAGACCCATAGTTCGGGATTAAAAATTCAAATACTTTATCTATCTTACCGAAGATAGCGTCATCTTTTACGTTAGGGGTTAACCTTACAAATACTTTTGCGGCAGCCATTAAACCTGCTAATACAGCAATAATATCTGCTCCGTTTTGTGAAATGTACTCAATCATTTTTTCTTAAATTATGGTTATGTAAAATGAATCAGGAAGTACAGACAATAATGAATCCATAGTATCCCTACTAGAAGTAATGTCTAGCTCTCCGTCTTTATTTATATCAGCGTAAGTCTTTCCAACAGCAATACAACCTCTTAATTGAGAATGGTAATTAGCTGCGTGTATAAGGATATAATCTCTGCCTTCGACATCTTCAATTATAAAATGCTCTCCGTGCTTAGCTGAGAACCTTATATTTACAAGATACTCCCCTCTAGGAATGCAAGACACATTTGTCTTATTTTCTTTCCAAGACAACTCTAAGGTTTTACAAGAGAAACACTCTTTAATTTCATCGTGAATCGTTAGCTTTCCTAACGTCTCTTTCCCTGTATCTACTAATCTATTTAAAACTACTTTCATCTCTATTTGTTAAGGCTTCTCCCATTTCAGCTATTAACTTAGTTAAATGCTTAAAAAAACTTTTCATTACTTAGCTCTATTTACTTTTTTAGCAACCTTCTTGCTGTAAGAAGCTTTTTGCTTTCCTTTAGCAGTTGCTTTCTTTTTCTTTTTGTTTTCTGCAGCTTTTTGAGCAGGTGTAAGGGACTCTCTAACACTCTTTGGTAAGTATCTACCCCTTTTACTTTTAGGCTTCTTCTTATCCTTCTCTGAGATGTAATCCCATTCTTGCTTAGTCCATTTTTTAAGACTCTTTTGAGGTTTTTTAGTAGCCATTATTTATATCCTCCTCCTGCTTTTTTATATTCGTTAGCTAATAGTTGTGCTTTTCTTGCAGACCATTGACCTGCTCTACCACCTTTAGTTCCTGCCTTTATCTTATTAAATAAACGCTTTCGCATAGCTGGCTTAGTGTAGTTTCCTGAACTATTAACCGTACTTTTCTTTTTCTTTACAGGCATAACTTACCACTTTACTTTATCAGCCCAATAAGCAGCAGACATCTTGCCTTTAGCAATATTCTTTGCGTGTCGAGCCTTAAATGATTTACGTTTTGCTTTCATCTTATCAGACTCTCCTTTCTTTGGCTTTCCCGCAGTACTTGCGCCTTGTTCTCCAAATCTAATAGTCTTTATTTTATCCCCTTCTTTAGCCACAACAACGTGTGATTTCTTAGGATGATTAGGGGTTCGCTTAGGTTTATTAAAGCCTGTAACGCCTGCTTTTTTTAGTCTAGAGTCTTTCATATTAACTTGCTGTCCAATTAGCAGAACGCTTAGTTCCGAGTAAAGTTGCTTGTATATTTATAATCTCACTACCTGATGCAGTATCATTCTTTAACATAATCCAAACCATTTTATTAGCCTCAACTTTACCTGCTAAACTAAAACCAAAGTTATAGTTAGTGTTTGTTGCTGCTATATTAATGACTTGAGAACCTATTAAAGTCATATTTTGAGCATAAAGATTTGAGCCATCATCTTGGTCTGAATAGTACGCGTGAATACTAATATTACCTGTGCTGCTAGAGTTTTTAACAAACCCTCTAACTGTAAGGTTATGCATATCGTAAGGTAATCTAATAGCGTTGTGAGAATAAGCAGCATCTATAGAATTTACGTTTGTAGTAAAAGAACTCCAAGAGGAATACATATATCCATAAGTAGTGCTTCCGTAATAAAATCGGATTGTACTACTAGCAACTATTCTTCCTGACCTTTGTGCTATTACCTGAACGGGACTATCGTCAGCAATAACAAAACAAGACTTAACTAAAGTGTGTAAAAAAGCTCTTAAGTTACTAAGAGTTACTCCTCCTTTTTTATTTGTTTTGAATTTATCTTCAATAAAATGAAGTAAATTATCTCTATCAAATTGTTGATTACCTGTTAGTGCAGCAGAATCATTATTCCTAGCTTGAGCTGAAAAAGCCAAGCCGTAAGACGCTGCCGAGTCTGTATAATTATCTGTAGGCATATTGTTATTTTTCTTTAGTTAGTGTTTGATATATTCTAACAGAAGTATACGCTACAGCAACCACTAAAGATAATATTCTAAGAGTTTGCTCAACCTCTGCCATAGTTGAAACCATTACAGCCCCACCATTAACGGCAGTTACTTCTATCGAGTCTTTTATTTTAGCTATAGTATCGTTCATCTTTATTTCTTCTTGCAATGGAATCATATCTATTTATTTTGTTCCCATAAGCTAGAATACCTCCAAGCCTAGTTACGTTATCTCCATCTATGTGTCTGTCGTTATTTGCGTGGTCGTAATTAGGAAACTCTCCGTTATTATCAGAGTCTTCTATCCACTCAATCATATCTTTAACTAAAATTTCTGCTTTTCTAAAAGTGTCAGACTTTAATATTGATAATTCACTAGATTCTACAGGGTCGCTCCAATCGTCATCGTTAGTGACAACACCTGCTGAAGTTGTATTAAATTGAATATCATTTAAAACTTCGTATTTAACAAAAAAAGCTAAAGCAGGTTTTATGTAATCATTTAAAAGTATATATTCATTAGACGATAAAACATACCCTGAATTACTAGTATTGCCTTGTCTTAGCTTTCCCCAAAAATAATCTCCCAACCTTTGTTTTAAGTGAGTAATCTCAGCTATAAGAATAACATCCGACTCTATTAATGAGTGGTCTAAGTTATCATTAGCCATAGCTTTATTAACAACTTCTTCCGCTGTTATTAGATTATTGTATTGTCTATAATTTACAACAGCCATATTATTCTTTATTAGTTAGTTTTTCTAAATAAATATCTTCTAAGTCTGGTCGCTCTTCTAGTCCTATTAAAGCTCTCAATTCATTTACATCAGCTATCTTAGTAATATCAATATCAGCAGCAAAACCAATAGGAGACTCAAATTGAACCTCTAATGATGAAGCGTCAGTTTTTAAGACTTTACCTAAAGCATCTCGCATAGGCTTAAATACTTGCTCTATAGTATCTTGAATCACAGTTCTCATAACTAAGTCGTAAGATATTCTAATCTCACTACCTGTGTTATTCATTTTACCACTAGAAACAATACCCGAAAGAGCAGGTTGCCACCTATGAGCTGTAACTATGTTGTTACGTGTAAGTTCTTGATACTCCATAAAGCTTCCGTCTTTGTCGTCTTTAAGTATCTGAACATTAGAACCTCCACCGCCTGTTCCGTCTTTTACTAAGAATAAAATCTTACCATTATTCCCTTCTCCTGTAAGCTTGTCTTGAGCTAAAGATATTAATTCTTCAGCTTCTCCGTCACTCATAGCTCCGTCTATTTCAATAATAGCAGAAGGCATAAATCCATTCTCAAACTTTGTTCTATTGTATTTTTGTATAAGATAATCTATTTCTATAGAACCACTTTCTGCGGCAGCTATGTAGTCAGGAATACCGTATCTTTGGAATCCACTTTCGTAATCCTTAAACATAAGGATGGAGCGACCGTTTTTAAAGTTTGGAAACATAGGTAACTTACGAACCTCTTTATCTTTTAGGTCGTAGTAATTCCAATCAGGATTAATGTAAACTGAATCCATATTCTTACCTACACGAACCATAGTCGCATCAACGTGATACATATTGCATCCGCCTTCGTATTCAACAAACTCTATGTAAGAATTACCAAACGTATAAAAATCATCTACAACTAACCTAAATAGGTTTCTTAGAGACTGTCCTGTAGGATTAATTTCCTTTATGTAGCTCTCTAATTTTGCGTTTACGGTAGTTATTTTACTACCCGCTGTATAAGTAGCTTTCTGAGAAAGGATAGCTCTGTGGGTACTAGATTTTCTTTTTAACTCAGCTAAATATTGAGGAAATAAATTATCATCTCCAAATCGGTAATACTCCTTAGAAGTTATGTCGTGTTGTCGCTCTAATATATTAGGCATAGGAGCTAAGTTTACTATATCAAACTTAACCTTACCACTAGCCTTTTTTCTTATAGTATCTGAAGCACTAGCAATAAATCTACCTTTAGAATCTCTTTTTCTTTCAGCCAAAACTTGTGTATAATGATTAAACAAATATAAGAAATTAAAGGGATACTCCCGTAGTTTCGCCCTTTAATCTTATAAATACTATTATGCTTCCGTAGTGTACGGCAATTCTCCTTGAACAGCAGTAAGCTTTACTGTAGCCCCTGCACCGTCTTCCATAACAGCCCCTGAAGAAGCTTCTACGGATTCTAAGAATAATCCAAATTTAGAGTGAAGATAACCCCCTGAACTTTCGTGTGTTCCTAGTATATTATCCCAACCAACTAAAAAGTTGTTAGTTATACCGCCTGCTTTAGTAGCCATTTCTACTTGACCCATTAAGCATTTACCTACAAGCTCTTGTAGTGCGTTAAATTCAGTTTTACTTATTTGAGGAATATAACCCTCTATAGAAATAGTAGCTAAAGCTAATCCTTTTTCTTGAGAAAGAGAAACATCCATTTTACCTGTTCCTTGAGCAAACTTATAAACCCCAACATTTCCTTCGGTAGTAGGCGCAGCAAAAGAAGTGATAACACCTGTTCCTACTGTTCCATTTGCTGAGTCAGTAGCTGCGTGTCCTGTAGATAATTGCTCCCACAAGTTTACTTTTACGATTCCTCCTACCTTATCTTTACCACCTTGAAAGGCGATACTTAAATCTGTTAATGCCATTTTATTTTTTTTTAAGTATTAATTATTAAAATGTAGCAGGTAAGTGAACTTGCTTGCAAGTAAACGTAAGAGTACAACCATTTTGGTCTGACAGACTTGAACCTGTAGCAACTTCTAATCCTGACATAACCATAGGAAATTCAGTAGATGAAGCTGAAGTAGATGTAGATTCTTCCCAACCAACTA